CTATAGTATACCTATCTGTGACAACAGATCATTACATTGCGGAGGACATTCTAGCCGGACTTCATCGATTAACCAACAAACAAATATCTCTCGATCGTGTAATAGATAATCGATCACCCATTCTTGCGGCGGCTTTTGTTGTAGCACAATGCACAGTATTGCTCTAGGCAATACAACCCGATATCGATACTCATAAAGCTGAGCAATCGCTTTTCGAATTTGGCTAAGAACATTTCTATTATTATTTGACTTAACCTCAAAAATGAATGTGTGATCATCAGTAGTTACCATGAGATCAATAAAAGTGTTTTCAAAGACGTCATCATATCGCAATCTCAATGACGCGGCGAGCATATTTAAAATACGAGCATGTTCACGATTAGCTTTTTCTCTGCGAACTAACGCTTCAAATACATCTACAGTATTTCCACTTGGCATGAATGCTCGTGGTTGATTTGATCGGAAGCTCCGCAACGCCGGAAATTCTTGCATGATCGGTAATGGCATTCCAACAGGCGTACCGGTCAGTAAGATTTCATCATTATCAATGTTATCGGATAGCGCAGATAAAACTTGCATTGGAAGCGTTATAGCATCATAATAAATCCCCCACGAGGAGCTCGATACCACTGCATTTACTCTGTCTAAGATATCAGTGCTGCCATAACTATCGTCAAATCCATTAAAATATGTTGTCATACCGCTGATTGACGAAATGTAAGAATAAGCTTTTTCATTATTTCCATTGCGAACAATTAATCCAGTTCTGTCGCGAGAAAATAAGCCTGTTCGTTCAAAAATATGAAAGTTGCGTTTAAAATTCGTCAAGTATGTGCCTGCTGCCCAAGTTGGCAGAGGAATAGTATTATATTCATTTATGACTTCTATCAAAGTACAAATATCAGGCGAATAGTCCGTATTAACTCTATCATCATTCATCAGCATGAAAATATGCTGATATGAGATGTGAATGTCCGATATCCCTATCCCGCTAATTTCATGAAGCGCAACTACAACTCGGCATAGAAGTCTCAAAGGATTAATTCTTATATTATTTGTAATCTCGCGCACCGTGTCTGTTTGAGCGTTGGCTTGCATATGTACAGAGCCATTATGACTTTGAACAGCTCCCGCCCCGTTCGGATACTGAAACATTGATAATTGAGCTCGACAAAAACTCTCTACATCAGGTTCTGTTGTACAAAGAAAATGCTTAGCAGCATTTGAGAGAAATATTTTCCACCTATTATTGATTCGCTCAATTCGGAATACACCTAGATACGTTCCGTAAGCCCCAAACTCGTCACGGAAGTTAGAAACATCACGCAAGGCGTAAGGCGATCTCCCACTAATTACAGAAAATCTTTCAGCGAGTTGATCTCGGTCAAAATCCTCGCCATCAAACATCGAAAATATATCTGCAACTTCAAGAAGATAATCTCCCCACTCAGGGCTAGAACTCTCAATTTTATTTGCGAAAAACTTTTTTATAACAGGTTCAGCAAGCAACCCCATCTAAAAACACCGCCGTTCATAATTATTCATTGATGATTAAAGCGACTCTGAACGTGCTTTGTCTTTATAACCATCCGGCAAGGGTTTTAAGTAATCTAATCCTAAACGCTCAATAATTTCTGAATAGTCAGGGGTATCTGATATATTAAACGCTTCTTTTAGCAAATGCGAACCGATAGCGGCAGCAAAAACCGGAGGAACCGCATTTCCAACCTGACGAATTGGGTGCCGACTAGTACCAGAAAATTCCCAATAATCGGGAAATGTTTGCAATCTCGCAGATTCGCGAGGAGTAACTTCTCTAGGATAATATGGATGAACATGTCCTTTCCCGCCGCCCTTGTCTGAACCGACAACGATTGTGAAACTTGGTTTGTTTGGATTAAGCCTATTGATTCGAGTTTTTGAATCTCGTTCTCCAAATTTCAGCGCAGTATAGCGTCGAATAATGTTTTCTCCGTGTACTCTGCCAATATGGTTTGATAAATGGGTAACCGTTGGTTCAGGCAGATCCCCGATAGCATCTTGCACCGTTACCGTAGGCAGCAGAAGATTATCTTCTTTATCTAGTGCATGAGTTCTGACAGGGCAAGAAACTACCTTGTCCTTTGTTCCAAATACAATTACTCGCGAACGATATTGCGGCACACCAAACGATGCAGCATCTAAAAGATAATACGAAGTTTTATATACAATATTTCCATTTGCATCTTTTGACAATTCATCTAAAAATTGCTTAAATATCATGCCATCATCTATGGTCAATAACCCAGCAACATTCTCAAAGATAAATGTCTTTGGCTCAATTTCGCGAATAACTCGTAGATAATCCCATAAAAGCGTTCCGCGGGGATCATCCATGCCTTTCCGCTGTCCGAATACGGAAAAGGACTGACAAGGTGCGCCACCATAAACTAGAGCAATTTCACCTTTTTTTAATCCTGCATCAGTGAGCATTTGTTCAGATGTATACTCTTTAATGTTCTTTTGGACAATATTTGCTTCAGCAAGAAAATGCGCCCCCAAAGCACTCTTTAGTTTATTGCGATTTAATTCGAGTGTCTTACAACTATGCAGATCAATATCAGTGCAGAGTCTCGTCGTAAAACCAGCCGCTTCAATTCCAAGGTCAAAGCCACCAGCACCAGAAAAAAGAGAAATCGCATATAGTTTATCCATGTATGAATCACTCCCCATGAGAAACGCTAAAATACATTATATAGCATGTTGTTTCTTAAAGCACTACAAAATGCAGATATCACAAATAGCAAATGCCAAATTTATCATATCATATCAAGACATATGCGGCAATGGTTGTTGCGTCGCTTACAGTTTTAATGGAAATATTGTTTCTTACTTTACGGCATTGATATTTGTCTTAATCCTCGTCCATAAATCATGTACAAAACTCGGACCGCGGCCAAGAGCAACACCAGTGAGCGCATAAAGAAAGTACAGCAGCACCGGCTGAGTGATTTCAACTACACCAGCGAGAAAGTTGATTTTCGCCACGATGGCGATAAAAACGCCGATGCACATGCTCACTATCTCCGCAACGGTGATTTTGCCTGCGGCCTGGTCCCAGAGAGGCTTCATCGTCTGTACGATTGCCTCAACAAAGAGTGCCAAGATGATTAAGTTTACTAAGTCCATAATGAATCTCCTTTCGTTTATCCCACAGCATCATCGCTGTTGGTTCCAATAGTGTTGCTCTGATTAGTGTACGGGTTTGATCGGTTCACGATCAATTTCCCGATCTTCAATCCGGAGCAGAGGAATATCTCGGAGCCCCAGTATGCGTACCAGAGCCGCGAGAAATCTGTATCAATCCAGATGTCGTAGTGCACGCGTATCCAGATCAACACGACCGTATACGCGACGATGGCCGTCATGGACACGATCAAGAACCGCGTCAGCGACGGAATGCCCGAGAAGAAAGCGCGGATCCTCGCCCACCGCGCCGCGCGCGCCTCTTTGCTCATGATGTCACCAGCTTTGTGTACTTCGGCTTGTTCGTGATGAATCCGAGGCCCTTCGGTGTGTCAACGCCATACCAGCCAGTGTCCCAGTCGTATTCACCAAACGGCAGCTTCTCCCCCTTTGACGCTATATAGATGACCTTGCCGCTAACACCCGCTGTTGCGCGGACGTTAACACGGCCAAGTGAGAGCACGTACGGCGGATCGATCTGGTCAGCTTCGCTCGCTACCGGAGGGGCAACGGCCGCAGACAGAGAACCGTTGTCAACAGCCATATACACATGGCCGCCGCGCGTAGCCGTTTTCGGGCGCAGGTACAGGCAGCCACGCCGGGCGTACTTGTCGCTGGTCGTATACGGAGCGCCCTGGTAGATGTCGAACATGCCGGTTGCCTTAAAGGTTGCATGCATACTGCCCGTATAGCCCTGCGGTTTGATCTTGAGCCCCGCGAAGATATACGCCGCGATGATAACAGATGCGCAATCAAAGCTGCCGCGTCCACCGGCCACGCGTCCGCCGTTGGCGACGATGGCATGATATCCCGACCAGCGCGCGACGGATCCTTGGGAGTAGCCGTAGTTGTCATCCCGCGCGATTTGCAGCATATAGGACAACGCACGCTCTGCCATGGCAGCATCTTTGCAGATCAGGAGATAGACAGAATCGTTGTGATACCACGGCTCCTCAAATATCTCTTTGCCCGTTTGATCGCCGACTAGCGGACCGTCTGTCTTACCGTTCTCATCCATCTTTGCGTGGACGATTTTTATGCTCATGTCAACCTCCTCTCAAGACGATTGATGCCAGATACGCGATCAAAGCACCTAGGGCGAGCGAAATGATCCGATCCAGCCAAGCGCCGCCTCGATTCTCAAGGGCTCGGATGCGCGTCTCCTGATCGGCAGTGCAAGCCATTGACTGCTTCTGCATGGCCGCCATTTCTGTGACCAGCTGCCGGAGCTCGGATAGACCGTCCTTGTTGCTCTTGATGTCTTCCTTGTCGCGCCGAAAACGCTCGTCACATATGTTCTTACGCCCCTCGAATTCCCTGCGCTCTATCGATTCTGCCATCCGCCGTTTCCTCCTATGCCCGCGGAGTGCGGGAAAATATGCAAAAGAATGACCGCCGCAATTATGCGGCGGTCAATGAGTCACTCACTGTTAATTATCTGCTCTTCGACACAACGCTGACGCGAAGAAGCCGACTGCACTTGAGAGCGGTATTATCAAAAGAAGCCACCAAGCGCATATCATTTCTTTTTACCCGCATTTTTCAGGTGCTTATCTAGAACCGCCTGCGCCAATGCAGGAAGCTCGTTTTTTACCTTCGCGAGTTCGGCAACGAGCACGTCTGCATCATCAGCTTTCACTTTTAACGCGTCGTACTCAGCGCGCTTTGCTTTCGCCAGTTCAACAATCTCCTTCATGGCGTTTCACCCAAAAGAATGTTCACCGCTTCAAGCAATTCCCCATAGGTCGGAGTACCTTTAACAAGGGCCTCAACCTCAGCAAGTCGTTCTTCCAACGTCGGCACCGAAATGAACTCGGCTTTCTCCGCGTCGATTTCTTTTGCCGTTCGCGCCACGACTTTTCCCTTGACGATCTTGTACAACGGGATTCCGTCATGGTTCGTCAGCGGCGGGTTGATAACGCCGTTCAGTTCAAAGTGCCTTCCACCGTCCTCGCAGATGCAAACGTCGCCATCAGCGGGCTGTTCAAAGTCCGTTGAGAAACCGCGCAGAATCACGCCGTTCTCGTCAATCATTACATAATGTTTTGCCATAATTCCTCCTTACATTCTCGCGTCGAGCGCCAGATTTGTGTTTGCGGTTGATGCGTTCGTCGTATTCGCGATGTTGGCTGTGATAGTTAATGCGACTTGCACCCCATTACTTCTTGCAGTTGCCGAAGTATACCCCGTTATTGCCGTTACAGCAGTTCCGACAATTGCATTATCCCAGCTAGTCGCCGTTACTGTGGGGTTGGCTCGCATCATAACGGGAGTGGGAATGAGTCCATTGAAATTTGTTCCAGCGGCATACCCGCAGCAAAGTCGTCCGACGTCTGCAATATAATATCGCTGACCCAACCGCAACTCATCCGCATAACTTCTCGGCACGAACGGTAGCGGGACATCGCCCGGGTTGAATTGCACTTCCGCAATATCAATAAAGCCACTGCCGACGAAAGTTTCTGCCGTACTTGCACCAACCCTCGCCGCCGCAGTTGTGCCCCACAAAAAGCGGATATCACAAAACAAAGAATCATTGAATGCCGTTCCAAAAGTTTTCCCCACTTTTGTCACCGTGGTAAATGTGTGCGTGAACCTTTGCCAAGCTGACGTCAAGCTGAAATTAGCACCGCTTAACCAGTCTTCCGTAGACGGTGAACCACCCGTACCATAGTGTTGGAGTGAAGATATACCGATTTTCTTCCCCGCAATATTAGACCGTGCGAGAAATGATACCGTTACCTTCTCACCACCTGCTCCCGCATAGTTTCTCACTCCGTGCTCGATCTGCTGCCTAATCGCGTAATTCGCGTTTGCACCGTACCCCGAACCCGCACCGTCGACCACAATGCGATAAATATTACCTCGAATCTCAGTTGGACTTTCAGTTTTTATATGCTGAATCGTTGGAAACGTCCCCCCATCAGCATTATAAGAATTTAATTTCCACATAGCCGCTGTATATTTGAGCGCGGCAGGATTGGAAAAAATTACACCCTCTGGCCATATTTGGAACCCCCCATCGATGAGTAGGCTGGATGAAACGGCATCATAAGGCAAGGCACCGATTCCGGCAGGCGTTATAATATCATCCCCGCCGATTTCGTGTGTGCTTGCGTGGTCAATTAAAGCTTCGCCTTGCAGTTGCGTAACAAGGTTTTGCGCGTTGCCGAGAACTTCGTCAAACTGCGCCGCTGCCATCGTCGTATCAACGGCAACCGTTTCCGTGACGATCCCGCACACGGCCGGTTGGAACCGCTCATCGGTGATCTTGCCTGCCGTGATCGCCAACGTGCCTGCCGCTACAGCGATTCTGGACAGCGATATTTGCCGCAAGGATTCATTGTTTGTAAGCGCGGGAGCGACCGGAGCAACCGCATTCGTGCCCTTGAGCACCTTGATTTCTGGCAACTGTGCGTAGTTCGGCGTTGACCATTCGACAATCACGCGATCGATACGGTTGAGCACGCCATCAGCGGTGGCAATCGGCAGCTGCAGCAGCGCTGCCGTCACCGCAAAGGTATCGATCCAAAAGTGGATGCCATTGCCACTCGCGTCCGTCAACCATCCACCGCCGTCTGAAACCGTGACCGCCATGGCCGGTGTGGGCAGCGCTGCGGTAACCAACTCTCCCTCTGCACCATAAACGCCGCTAGTCCGGCCGTGGTGCCAGCGCATAACGTTTTCTGCGCCAATTTCGACGTTGACATTGTTTGGATAACTCTTTATCTCTGCCATGACAGTTTTATTTCTCCAATCACAGTTATTTCAGGTTCACCGAGCACGATCGACACCGTCTCGCTCTGCGCCTGAATTGTACGCTTCACGCCGTTGATGATCGCCGTAAACTGCACTCCGAAACGGTTTGATATGCACCGCACGCGAGTGCCCATTGTGTATTTCGCTCCGTATTCACCCGGATCGACGCGCACAGAGAACCCAAGGCTACGCACACGTTTTGCTGCTTCCGCAACGCCGGAAGCATCCATCCGTGTCCGAAAGTCTTCTAAGCTCTCTTCGCGTTCTTGCTTGAGACGCGAATCGTGCCAGTACTCATATCGGTCTGCGCCAGTCGCTGTGCCAACCGTTCGAACAATTGTCGTGCCGTCGGTCAGCGTGCCCAGCGCATAGATCACGTTCTTGAACAGGCTCTCGTCATCCTCGATCTTGAGATCGCGTGCGGTGCCCTGTTCGTCCGAAAAGATGACCGCTTTCGAGCCGCTCGTCAGGTCGATACCTTTGTAGATTTCAAAAACGTGCTTCCGCGCCGTGGTGTCAAAATTCATCCGCTGCCCCAGCTCAACAGCATCAAGTATCGGGATTGCCTTGTCGAGTATCTGACCGCCATAGAGTATCGCGCTATAAGCCTCCGACAACCCCTTTGTGGCAGCGGTTTCAATCTTGGGCAGGCTACGCAGGTTAGCGTTGATCGCCGCGTATATGCCGCTCTCTACCGTGTCTATCGTCGCAGGCGTTGTTATGGAGCGCTTATTGAGCAGCCAGTTTGTTGTGTACCCGTTGACTGTGATGCGGTCCTGAGAGGTGTCCGGAGACACGCGCGTGACCACCATCGCCTGATTGATCTTCGTGCGAAACAGGATCGCGCCTTTAACAAGGTGCGTAATGTTGTATTTTGTCGGCGGCACGATGAGCGTAAATTTGCCGATGTCGTTGTACCATTCCTCCGTCTGGTATGAATTCGCACGGATTTCGTGGTACCCGGTGAGCTCCGGGTTAAATGCAACTAGCATGTGATGATCGCCACCTTTTCGATCGCAATATCGATAGAAGCGACAAGATTAATCGCGCCGCTATCCGCTTCTGTCTTGATCAAATTGTCGCCGACCGCCATCGAAAAAAGCGAACTGGTGATCTCCAAATCGCCGCGTATGTCATCATCTATCGTTGAGGTAACGTATGTGAGATCATGTGTGATTTGGATGGTCACGCGTTCACCGGCCACCATGCTCCGGTTGAGCTGTATAAACTCGCCTGTGATCGCGTTGACGAGCCGTGGGTTTGTCACAGGCCCTTTAGCGCGCAATGTCGCTGTAAACGGACACGCCACCTGTCCGTTGTTTCGAATGTTGATGAACGCGGTTTCGATTATCTCCCCGAATTGATACTCCTGCGAAATGTTCCAGGGAAACTTGAAGCGCGGCAGTACGCCCGTCAGAATCGTTTTCGTCGCCTGATCCAGCATCCAGTACGGATACGGAGCCAACAACGAAAACTGAAAACCGGGAAAACGCAGGCTGTTATCGACGATCGGGGTCATGGTTGGTGTCACGATTCGGTAGTATTTCCCATTGTGATAAAACTTCCCGCCAACATCCGGAAGCACAACCTTGCTTAATTGGTCTGCGCGCACTTCAATCTGCGCCCTGCTGCCGAAGATATAACCGGTTATGGTCATGGGCACCGGCTGAACGACACGCGATTGCACACTCGTGCCGATCTGTCCGATACCCTGCGCCTGATTCGGGTCGACACTGATTCCGCTTGTGCCGGTAATCGTCTGGATTCTATAGCCGTTCGCCGCGCTGAACGCAATTGAATCGCCGTTGTCGTTAACGTAGGTAAAGATGTCTCTCATGTAGGCACCGCCCATCTGCCGCGCTGGAATGCCGCGAGCGTCGCGTCCGACAACTCGATCGCCGTTTCCTTGTCACGCGCATAAATGTGGAATATGTATTGTGGTGCTCCGCCAGCTTTCGCGTAGGCGTTCGGGTTGCCGTTTACGTCCACATCAAAGCTTGCTCCAGACATAGTCGATTTGATCTTGCTGATAACATTCCCAGCGGACGCAAGCGCTTCATTTAAACCGTCTTTAAAACCTATGCCTACGCCTTGAGTTATATAAGAGCCCATTTGAATTCCCCATTTAGACGGGGAATTGTTATCAAATCCGTCTTTACCGGTAAACCAGCTCTTGATCTTATCAATGACGCCCTTCACCTGTTGTTTCAGCCAAGCAACTTTATCAGAAATGCCGTTCCAGATTCCGACGATCAGGTCTTTGCCGATGTTGAAAAACTCCGACACTTTATCCTTTACCGGTTGAACAATATTGTCGCTCACCAATTTTGCGATCGACAGAAACACCTCGGCGAATCTCGCAACAATTCCTTCCCACATCTGCGCGATCAGCGCTTTTCCGCTCTCCCATAGTTGAGGAGCTGCGTTGACGAACGCGACAGCAATGTTCATAACGATTCTCGGGATCCGTTTGATTATTTCAGGGATCGATTTTATCAGCCCTTCTGCCAAAGCAATTATGATTTGCAATGCGGCATTGAGCATTTCTACTACCGTCTCCGGGTTGGTCAGGACGTTGACTATCTCCAGAACCATAGCGACAATCGAAGGTATGAGCTCCGGCAGGCTCTGCGCAATCCCCTGCGCCAGCGCTATGACTATGGCCAGCCCGGTTTCGATCAGAAGAGGCAGGCTTTCGACTAAGAAATTTGCCAGCAGCATAACAACCTGAACAACCGCCTGCGATATTGCAGCTGCGTTTTGCTGAATCGTTGCGAAGATGCCGGTTATGATTTGTATTGCTGCCGTAACGAGCGTTGGCAAGACTGCCGGCAGCAGGTCGACAATCATCCCTGCCAGCGACGTGATTACATTCGACACTACGCCGATAAAAGCGGGCGCGTTTCGCCCGACGCTGTCAACCGCAAGCGTGATTTGCTTAGTGATGGCATCGGATATAGCGGTAACATCAGATTCCTGAAACCCATCCGACAACGCAGTCGTGATTGTTGACAGTATCTCCGTAACACCGCCGACAACCTCGCTGATGGCAGGAAGGAAGGAAACTGCGGCAAGCCTGCCTGCGGTTTCAAGCCGCGCTTCCACGCGTTGCATTTGATCATCAAACTTGCCGAGCGCACCGACCGCATCGTCCGACAGGATCAATCCTGCCGCTTGCGCTTCGGCAGCGTAGCGCAGCAACGCTTCTGATCCAGCGTCGATCAGGGGCTTTATCTCCTGATACGATTTACCGAAGATATCCTGTGCCGCGATGTCGCGCAGCGTCGCATCCTCGATCGCGCCCAGCGCATCGATGGTGTCATAAAACACCTGCTCTGTAGATTTGAGCTGACCATCCGTGTCATAGAGCGCAACCTGCATGCCGCCCATAACTTCGATGTAGTCCTGCCCGCCCTTTATTGACTGGCCCATGGCAGAGACAGTCTTGGCCATGCCTTTCGTCATGGTTTCAACGCTGACGTCTACAAATCGCGCAGCGTAGGACCACTCCTGCAACGTCTGAGTCGAGACGCCAGTTTGTTTGGATGTTGTATCTAACTCGTCCGCCCATTTACCGGCCTCTTTCGTAAGATCGATTATTGCTTTCCCCGCCGCAACGGCAGCTCCCGCAACCACGCCAACCGCAGCACCAATTCCCTTGAGAGCGCCCACGGCAACAGTTCCGGCACCTCTGGCGAAATCGCTCCACTTCTCGTTGAATTCGGTCGTTTTCTTGCCGGCGTTGCTGAGCGCCTCCTCGTTCTCCCGAATCTCGTTTTTCGTCGTCTCAAGCGCTGCCTTGGCGTTGTTTAGGTTCGTTTTCATCTGCACGACTGCATCAGACGATTCGTCAACGCCATTCTCTTTCATGCGCTTCAATGAATCTTCCGCGGCCTGCACCGCCTTTTGCTGCTCTGCCATCGACTTGCTCAGTAAGTCGTTTTTTGACTTAAGTGCCTGAACGGATGTATTGTTTTTCCCGAATTCGGCGGTCATGACCGCCGCTTCAGAAGCCACAAGTTTCATGCTGTCCTTGATGCCCTTGAGCGCGCTATTATATTCTTTATCGCCTTTCGCAGCGATGGTCGGGCCGATGTTGTAACCCATAGTGCACCTCTCTTAATCCCACGGAAACATCCGATCAATATCCGCCTGCGTCGCCTCTCGCATCGCTTTCCCGGTCGATTCAACGCAAGCATCTAAAAACAATCCGATGGTGATCTGATCCAGCTCGGCGACGGTAAACCCCATGCGCTTTGCAACAAGCAAATACGTGGGCACATCGATTGTTCCACCGTCGCCGTCTACTTTTTTGATGTTTGCAGGCTCGCGTTCAGCAGCGGTTTCAGTTCGGCAAAAACCTCGAAGATCGGGAACGATTCGAACGTATCAATCCAGTCCTCGATATTCGGGCTCACTTCATCATCAAAGGCACGCGCCATGGTATGCGCGATGCCATAGAACACCATAGTGTTCCAATTCTTGTTAAATCTGAACTCTACCTCGCCGGATTTTTTCTTCCCGAGCTTCGCTTTGCTCTCCACCTGATCGGTTCCGTCAGCCAGCGTCTGCAGATCGACAAAGAGGTCTCGGCCGGTGGCGTTGAAGTATCGCACAGGCAAGGACGCCGGCGCTTTAAAGCCGACGTCCTTACCGGAAATAGTAATGATTTTTTCCATGATTAATCACCGCTGCCCGCTACCGGTTCTTGAACGGCTGTGAACCAGTTCCCGTAGACGGTCTCGTCGGTATCGCTCTTGGTGTACATCTGCACAAGATCGTCACTCGCGCGAGGTCTCGCGGCAAGCTTCACCTTGGTCGTATCCGGTGTTTTCGTCTTTGCGGTCTTCGCCGCAATCTCCGGACGCGCGGTAACGACGCAGTCGTACAGAGCGATTCTGCGATTATGCGCGTCGCCCTGGAATTGAGCCAGTAACGCAAACTGTTTGTACTCCTGACCGGAATACTCAGCTGCGACCTTTTTGCTGTCTTCTTTCATGGCGAGGATTGCTGCCGCGATCGTTGCGGGGATATTCGCGGTTTCAACTTCACAGTCGTATCCTTCGCTCTTGTCGATCATGACATAATCCTTATTGTCCGCTTCAAACGGCTCAACGTTCCCCTTCGGAAACAGCGACAGGTTTATCGCGCCCGGCCACGGGACGATTGTTCCGTAGGAATAGACGCCATTTGAAATCGTGATTGGCGCAATGGCGAGACGGCTCAAACCAAATCTGATTTTGTTTTCCATGCTTTCCTCCTATACCCGACCGAAAACGGCCAGTGTGTAATGATGTTTTTTGGTTTCCTTCTCAAAAACCACATAGCGGCCCTCTACCACCACGATGCCAGCCGCTTTCAATAAAGACTTTGCGGATGTGATCGCAACTCGATAATCGCCGCCTAGGTAGAATTCGATGTTGACGTATTCGTCTACGACGTAATCATCGTTGTCCGCTTCAAAAACGCGATCGTAATCCGGAACGAGTACGTAGCGATCCTGCATTGGATCGCAGAGGCAGACGCCAACGCCATGCTTAAGGTTCAGCGGAGCAAGCGCGGCGTCGATGGCTTCAAGAACCGGCAATCTTCGCCACCTCCTCGTCATAGACTCTCTGCATTTCAGCGACGCACTCTGCCTCTACAGCAGCGCACGCACCCTTGAGCCACGGTCGAGCAGGTTGCATTTGCTTCCCGCCACCGTGCTCATACACGTTGAGCGCCAGTGCCGCGGGAGTGCCGGACTCCGTTTTGCCCTTGAACTGCACCTGCGCAAACCATCCCCATTGGTTTTTTCGAGCGGCCTTCGTCTTGGCGTACTTGGAAAACGTAGCGTTTGCACTCTTGATCTTCGCGTGCAGTATTTTGAGCCCGGCATTGACCATTTTCTTGCAAACACTGTCCGTGTTGTCACCGAGTTTTGTGAGCATCTTTTCATACTCATCAAAACCCTGCCAATTTACAGTCGCCATATCGTTACTCCGTAACCCGCGAACACACAATCTCCACGGTGTCCTGCTCTGTCTTGTAATCCCGGACGACTTGATACTCCACGTCTCCACCCGAGGCATGGTGCACCAGTTTCTGGTGACCGTCAAAGTCAATGGGTGAAACTTCGAAAACAGCATCAATCGTCCTGCCGTTCGCATCAGCCGCATAGAATTCGCTGCGCATAGCGCTCTTTTTTTTAGCCCAGCAAGATACACTGGACACTGGCGTTCGCTGCTGAAACGTGGTTCCTGTCAGGCCGGTTTTCACGAGAGTGATCCAATCAGCTCTCATTCTCTGCCCCTTCCTGCAGCCACCGCTCCCGGATGGCCAGTCTCAGCCAATCCGGTCGGCCGCCCGCTCGATCACGGCTGCCTAGGTTGTCCGCGGCAAGATTCGCCACGAGCATGTTATCGTCAACGGTGTTTTGCAGCACAATCCCCTTGCGCTCAAGCTCCGCTGCTGCCGCATCAAGGGCGCTGTCCCAGTATGAGACGAGGGCTGCGGGCGTGTTTGCAACGCCCGCTCGATCCATACGCCCCATAAGCAGTGTTCTCGCAGTGTTTTTGTCGTAAGCCACGCCCGCATCCTCCCTTCGCTCGAATTAGGCCTTAGGCACAGACACAACCTTGCCGGCCTTGATGGCGCGGCCGTTGCCGTCCAGCTCGACAACCGTGATCTTCTTGCCTGCTGCGCAGGTGATTTGCGTGGTACCGGATGTGAGCGCGGTCCAATCCGCTGCCCTGTCGCCGGTGCTGACCGCGAGATCGCCGATCTTGAACTTGAGCGTAGTCCCGCTCGATGCCGTTCCGGTCACCGTGAGGACGGTATCGCCATTCGCAGATCCCGCCGCCGCAGTCACGCCGAGCACGCCAAGCGCGGTGTTGGCGTAGTCAACCGGCCATGTCGTTGTGGTTGCGGCATCTGTATTGTCATAGCTCACCAACACAAAGCCTTCGCCAAACGCAGGTTTGCCGTCATACCGGGCAAGGCCCTTGAAAACGGTCTGGTTTTGAATGAAACGCACATGCTCGGAAGACGAGAGCACCGCGCCGGAGCGCTCGCCGACGATGAAGAGAGACAAGAACCCGCCCGCGATTTCATAGTCGCCGATGGTTTCCAGTTCTACTATATCGCCGCCGATGATGGGCATCTGATTTCCGAGACCGGCGACAAGCGCGCCTGCCGCGTCGAATGCCGCGAGCTTGGCCTTGATGTCCATATGCGTTTTGCGATTCATGATCCAGACGGCCTGCCCGTCGGAATACTCCGGTTTCGGGATGCCGAGCACCGCAGCGAGCGCCGCGAAGAACGTCGCGCCGGAAGTGCTCGCGATGTTCAGCTTCTTAATGTTGGACGAGCTCAAATCCGTCCACGCCGGCGCATTTGCGTCCCACGAGCTCGGCTGCGAGGACTGAGCCAGTCTCGTGACGAAGCCGGTCATCATGTTGGTGCCGGTTCCGTACACGATCGCGCGGTCAAGGGCCTTTCCGATCGCCTTTCCGAGCTGATCCATGATCTCCATGCCCAGATTGAGGTCGCTGTCCTCAAGATACGGATTCGCGATCGGGATGAATCCGCCGAGCAGGTATGCATCCATCGTGATGAGGCCGACGCTCATATCCAGCTCGTTGAGCGCGCCGGTCACTTCCATCCAGACAGCTTCGGGGACCGCGCCCATGATAGGCTGCCGGGATTCGCCGCGAATGGGCTTCACCGAAACATACTTGATGAGCTTTGAATAGAGCGTCATGTTGTCGCGCATAATCGCGAGCATCGTATCCGGGATGGTGAGCGTCGCGCCGGATACCGCGCGATTTTGCGAGCCGCCGCGGCTGGCGCGCACTTGATCGATGAACCCCTTCACCTCTTCGCGCGCGAAAAATGCGTCGCGCTGTTCGATCGTGTCGAAAAACTTGGTTCTGTTTTTCATGAAAAATTCCCTTCTGCCCCTCTGCTCCTGGGGCGCCGGAGTTGTTTTTGTTTCGTTGGCCGGAGGCGCACTCCGCTCATCCAGCTGCTCTACTTCCGCTTCAATGCCAGATACAACGCCGTCGAGACGCGTTTGCTCTGCGTCGTGCGCTGCGATGTCTTGCTCGACAGATGTCTGTTCAGCTTCGATGGTTTCGGCCTCCTGATCAACCGCATCGCGCTCTTCCTGTGTGGATTCCGGAGATAGCTCGTTCAGAGCCGCTTCCGCAGCCCGTTCGCGGATCAGCAGGTCAGCCTGCCTCTGTTCGAGCGCAGACCGTGCAGCGCGGTGTTTATCCGCCTCCGCTCTTGCTGCTTCGAGTTTTTTCCTGAGTATCAGTTGCTTGAGTGCCACTTTTGCATCCTCTCTTTCATGCGTTTTTTCCAGAGATCAAACGACTGCGCCTGACGTTGTCGAGCGACGGCCTCCGTCTTCTCGTATGCGGGGAACGTGACGATGGATCCTTCGTAGAGCTTGACCTCCAGAATCGTCCAATGCTGTGCTCCATCCGGAGTTGTGACATAATCCTCGCGGACGATATCAAACCCGACCGAGCACTGGGACACGTCGCCGCGCTGAACTCGTGCGTACAGGTTCATCGCGTCCTGGTCGTTTTCGTTGATCTCTACAATGCCTTTCAGACCGTAGTTGTCGATCGACAGCGTCAGCGTTCCGGACTTGGTGCGGCCCAGCACCTTTGACGGGTCATGATTCACCAGGCACCGGACATCATCGTTTATCGCGCCATCGAATGCATGCGCATCGAAACTTTCTGTCGCGCCCGGCCAGAACTCGTATGTGTCGCCAAACACGGCAAAGTAAGCCTCGATCGTTCGTTTGCCGTTCGCTTCTTCCGCGCGAAACTGAGTCGCGTTAAAGCTGCGGTATTGCCGATCGGGGACACGGATGACGTTTTCACCGTTCATTCGCCGTCTCCTTTCTTGCTGGATTGCTCCAGCTTTTTCTGTTCGCCTATCTTTGTATATGGGATATAGTTTTCCAGCACGGCGAGCTCTGATAAACCATCCCGGGGATCATACCCCAACGAATCGCGGGCTTCGTTTCTGTCTATGATGGCTCGGTCCACCAGATTACAGTTCACTTCACCCATTTCAGCGTAGGAATATGCGTATAGCGAACGAGGGTTGAACCGGAAATACCAGTTCGGGGAAATGAGCAGTTTTTGTGTCAGCTCCTGTTCAATCGCACGCGCTATCGGTAACACGATGAATCGAATAAAAGCGTTGTACTCTTCCTGATCAAAGTCTCCCACGCCCACTAAAAATGGCGGCACGCCCACTATGGATGCGACCGCACGCTTATCAAGATTGATGCTGTCTATGATTGCGAGATCGTTGAGGTTCAGCGGAGCCACTTTCTCAATGGCGAACGCTTCTGCCGGGATGAACCACGGCCTCCCGCGTTCGGAGCTGTCAAGATATTGTTCCGACAGTTTCTTGCGGCCTTCCGGAGAAGCGAACTCTTCCGTTAGGCCATCTACCTTAACGATGATCGACGGAGCCGGGCTTTCCATCAGCGCAGCCGCCGTCCCTCGGGCACGCGCTAGCTGCGTGGCAACGCCGCGGAGCGAAACCGTATGCCCGCGTCCGTGCCACGGACGCTCTGGGTCGGGGTTGTGCACGAAATGCAGCAGCTCGTCATGCTCAAAATATCGGCCCCGTATCTGGATGCGATAACCATATTCAAGATCAAGAATCGAACATTTGCTCTGTGGAATCGGCTCGATATCGTCCAGCTTGTTCCCGGTGTAGTGTGGAATGTGCACGCTGTTCCCGCCGAGGAGCATGTCGCGCACGATCGTTTCTACCCATGCTTTTCGCGTTGTGTACTTGCACGGCGTTATATCGACCTTCCGGGATAGCTCGTTCTTGATCCGCTTGTCGCCGTCCTTTGCGTTTTCTTTGAGGTGCAACGTCATGGAGCTGACCAGATCGGCGATGCGCTGAATAGCGGTCTGGACCTCCGGGTTGTCCGACAGACGGGTGTACCCGACTATCGAACTGTAAGTGTCGGGACCGCATAACCACGTCAACCCGCTAACCGACCGCTCCTGCGTGGGCGCGCGTACTTTTTGCACTTTTTTCTTGGACATTTATTTAACCCTCCAACCATTTTGTGGCCTGTCGGCTGCGCTCGAGTGATTCCAGCATGCGGACGCAGGCAAATACAGACGCATCGAACACATCGATGCGTTGTTCCGGCTCGATTTTTTCATACTGAATCATGTCGTCCGTCTTTTCGATTGCGTGTACGTTTTGCACGCTATACTCAAACGGCTCGGCGTGGCAATAATAGAGCAGACCATTTTTCGCCTTGACTTCGATGTGCCGGAACCCCTCTGACTTTTTGTAGAAGTATTGCGGCTGGTCAGTGATTTTAAATCCGGCCGCTCGCATCCCGATGAAATACTCGCGGCAGAACTTACGGTCGTGACCGATCTCGGCGATAGCAAACCCTTTGCTTCGCATCTGCTTGAACCAGTTTACGACCTCCGCATGGTTGACCGTGGGCGCATTGCTCATGGTGAGCCAGCCGTCGTCCTTCCACCCGAAGAGCGGAATATTGTCCTCATCCGCCTTTCGGAACGCTGCGGTGATTGGAAACCAGCAGTGCGGAATTATAATGTCCACCTCGCCATACGTCCCATACAACGCAGCTGTAGTCAGATCGTGCAGTCGAGACAGGTCGGCGCCTCCATACCATTTGACCGGAAACTTCGCGAGTTGCTCGATCGTCCAGTCGTACTGCGCATCGCTGAGCCGGAACTCTTCAACATCGAAATATGCCTTCATGGCCGAGGTGAATATGTTCAGACGCTTGGCTAAGAAGTCTTTTCGCTGCTGCGGATCGTTCTGCGCCTGTATCGCGTCGTCCATGATCTCGGACGGACGGATGGACACACCATAATTTGGGTTTGCTTTCTCGTGCTCAACAGCGTTTATAAAATCAACATCACCCTTACCGTCCTCATCCGCTTTGCAGATAAAAATGAACAGCTGCTCGTCCGGGCACGTCCGGTTCAGCACCCGGCGACAGTATTGTAGCCGCTGATAGCAGAATCCGGTCGGGTTGTCACCCGCCGTCGTTATTCCAATGCAAAGGCGATTGTTATATGCTTTCCCGGATTCTTTGATGACGTTATACTGTTTCGCGCTCTTGTACGCGTGCAGCTCGTCGCATATTTGGATGTTCGACACGAGCGAATCTTGCTTGTCGGGGTTGGCCGCCAGCGCTTCGATGCGAAGCGAGCCGGTAACCCGACCGCGATCATAGAACGTTCTCGATATCGAATGCTCGGCGTTGTTGTCCAACACGCGAAATTCTCGCAGCTCTCCCATTTGCTCGAGGTTGAAAAGAATATGGTCGAACGCCTGTCGCGCTTGCTTCAGCGCAGCGCCTGCGATATAAATGCGGGATCCACTTCTGCGCTCGAGGAAAGCTAAGGCCAATGCAAGAGCCGCGGAGAACGGCGTCTTGCCGTTCTTCCGCGCAACAAAAAGGAACGCCTCTTTATATCGGCGCTCCTTCGTTCCTTTCAGTCGAAAGCCCAGCAGGTTGTAGACGATGAACTTCTCCCACGGTTCGAGCAGTAGAGGTTTGCCGAGCAGCGGCTCCCCGCTGATTGATTCTCCTTCTTTGTGCGACACGCATGTCTCAATAAAGCGAATCACGAATTCCGGATCCTTGCAGTCAAAATCATATGCGGGGTTCTCGAGGTCGCGGAAGAACCGCTCGCATTCCTGAATCTTCTCGCGGCAGGCGATCTTCTGCCCGTCCAATATGCTTCGCGCATACTCTACTACAAGATCATAATTCGTCGGCTTCATTTAAAAACTGCCCGAGCTTTGATTGTCCGCCGGGTTCGCCACACGGCGCTCTTCGCGTTGATGGGTCCACCTGACCAAGATACTGCTTGCCCAGCCAGATCGCCATGCTGGGTGTGCGCTCCGCTAACTTGAATTGCATTCGCAGCAGGGACGCTTTTCCAAATGATCGAAAATGCCCCTGCACCTTATCAAAGTTCTGTCCGTAATTTTCTCTGACCAGACGGTCCAGCGTCTTGTCGGTCACCTGCATGACAGCGCAGATTTCAGTTTTCGTGCACTGGATTTTGCATAGCGCTTCAAACTGCTCCTTGTCTTTGCCGGACCATGTTTTTCGTGGTCTGCTCATGCCGATCACCTGCGCCCTTCCGTGATTTTTAAACCCCCTGTAGCGGGGTGAAAACCCCCTGTTTTCAAAGCTCCCGTTTCTCAGGTGCTTAATCGTTAAATCTGCCTTAATATCAATCGAATTCCAATCTTGTGCTCGTGAACTCAA